CGCAGAATCCGCGACCGTATCGCCGCGCCAACTGGCGTACGCCGAAGTGGGACTGGGTAGACCCGTACAAAGACGTGCTCGCCGAAAAGATGATGGTGCGCTGCGGCTTCAAGGCGCGTTCGGACGTGATCCGTCAGATGGGCGAGAGCCCCTCGGAAGTCGACCAGCGCGCCAAGGAAGACAGGGAGCGCGCTCTGGCGGCCGGGCAGGTGTACGACACCGATGCGAGCCAGACGACTGCCAACGGTGGCCCGGTCGAGACCGCTGCACTCGCCGAAACGCCCAACCGGCGACAGGAGGAGACCGCTTGAGCAAGCGCTACATTCACGTCGCCGCGCGGGTGTTCGGCACGCCGCTGGCGGTGCATGAAGAGAAGCTAAAGGTCATCACCGGATATCTGGTGCCGCGTTTCCGTGGCGAGGATCCGGGCGAACCGGAAGGGGCGGTGGCATCGCGCCAGCCGTATGCAGTCACGGCCGATGGCATCGCGGTCATCGACGTCTGCGGCACGCTGGTCGATCGTGCTGGCGGCATGGATGCGTTTTCCGGCCTGACCGGTTACCCCGAGATCGAGGCAGAGTTTGTGCAGGCGCAAAACGATGCGGCGGTGCGCGGCGTCCTGCTGCGCATCGATTCGCCGGGTGGCGAAGTCGGCGGCATGTACGATCTCGCCGACCGGATCTATGCGGCGCGCGGCAGCAAGCCGGTGTATGCCATGGCCGACGGAGCGATGGCGAGTGCCGCCTACCTGATTGGGTCGGCGGCCGACAGGGTGTTCGTTAAGCGAACCTCGCTCGCGGGATCGATCGGCATCATTGCGCTACATCTCGATCAATCGGCCTACGACGAAAAGCAGGGCTTCCACTACACGGCCGTCTATGCGGGCGCCCGGAAGAACGACGGCAACCCCCACGTGCCGCTGTCGGACGATGCGCTCGCGACCCTGCAGGCGCGCGTCGACAAGCTCTATGCAATGTTCGCCGACACGGTGGCGCGCAATCGCGGGATTGCGGCCTCGGCGGTCATTGCAACCGAAGCCGCGATCTACCTGGGTTCGGACGCAATCGGTGTCGGGCTGGCCGACGTAATGGGCACCTTCCCCGAAGCGCTCGCCGCGATCCAGGCGGCCGCTACGCCGCGGGTGTCGATCCTGACGCCATCCCGAGTTTCCAATGCTGTGGCGGAGTCCGCCACCAACTTATCGAAGGAGGGCATCTCTATGCCTGAACCGAAGGCGGACGCTCCAGCAGCGCCCGCTGCAGTTACGAATCCTGCCGGCGCGAGCGCGCCTTCGCAGGGAGACGTCGCGGTCGCCGTTGCGCAAGGCTTCGCCAAAGCGTTCGCGATCGTCGAAATGTGCGCGGTTGCGCGCCTGACAGCACAGGAGGCCCTCGCTTACCTGAAGCCGGACGCTACGGCCGAAGCTGTTGGGATGTCGCTGTTGCGCGCGCGGGCCGCCAAAGATGCGGCCGAGCCCACCGCGTCGAACATCCTGCCCGAAGCTGGCGCCGATCCCAAGGCGCAAACCAAACCCGAAGACAGCCCGGTGGTAAAGGCTGCCGAAAAACGCGCCGAGCGCATGCTGGCGCATGGAGGTCGCAGCTAACATGCTCGACATTCAAAGCAACGTTCTGGGCGATTGGCTGAAAGGCGAAGCCGAGAATCTTTACAGCCGCGAAGAGGTAACGGTGCTTGCCGGCGCCGGTTCTGCCCGCGTGCTGAAGACAGGCACGGTACTCGGACGGCTCGCGATCGGTGCCGCCACGGCGGCCGCCGCAACCGGCAACGCTGGGAACGGAACGATCGGCACGGTGACCGTCAGCACTGGCGCAAAACCCGGCGTTTACCATCTGGTCGCGATCGAACCGGCGGCGAACGCCGGCACTTTCGAGGTCGAGGATCCGGATGGAGTCTTGGTCGGCACCGCAACTGTCGGTGTTGCCTTCTCCCTGGGCGGCCTCGCGTTCACGATCGCCGATGGCGCCGCCGACTTTGCTGCAGGCGATAGGTTTACGATCACTGTCGCCAAGGGTTCCGGCCAAGTAAAGCAGATCGACTTTACGGCCGCCGACGGCAGCAATGCCGCCTGCGGTGTGCTTCTGCTCGGCACCACAGCGCCGGACGGTGTGGACACGCCAGCCACCGCCATCGTGCGCCAGGCGATCGTCTCGGACGCGGGGCTCATCTGGCCCGCCGGTGCGACGGACAGCCAAAAAGCCGCGGCGCTCGCACAACTGAAGAACCTGGGCATCATTGCCCGCCAAGGAGCGTAAACGCATATGCCGATTCTCAATCCCTTCAGCAACGACGCATTCTCGATGGCCGCGCTTACGTTGGCCATCAACAAGATTCCGAACATGTACGGCCGGGTCAACGAGCTCGGCCTCATGCCGGAGCAGGGCGTCCGTACCCGCACGATCATTATCGAGGAGCGCAATGGAGTGCTGACGCTGTTGCCCACGCGGCCGGTGGGTGGCACGCCCAGTGTCGGCAAGACCGGTAAGCGCAAGGTCCGCTCCTTCGTGGTTCCGCACATCCCGCACGAGGACGTCGTGCTGCCGGAAGAGTCGCAGGGTCTGCGCGCGTTCGGTTCCGAAACCGAGATCGAAGCGCTGTCGAGCCTGATGGACCAGAAGCTCTCCGATATGCGCGCCAAGCATGCCATCACCCTCGAGCACCTTCGCATGGGGGCGCTCAAGGGCGTGATCCTCGATGCCGACGGTGCGACCCTCTACGATCTCTACAGTGAGTTCGGAATCACGGCGAAGACCATCGCCTTCGCGTTGGGAACGGCTTCAACCGAAGTCATCCAGAAGGTGCTGACCGTCAAGCGGCACATCGAAGACAACCTGCGCGGCGAGACGATGTCCGGCATCCGCGCGCTGTGTTCGTCGACCTTCTACGATGCCTTCACCACGCACGCCAAGGTGAAGGAAGCCTACACGTATTACCAGCGCAACCAGGCGCTGGGCGGCGACTATCGCAAGGGCTTCGTCTTCGGCGACGTGACCTTCGAGGAGTACCGCGGCCAGGCGTCCGATCCCGACGGCAATGTGCGTCCGTTCATTGCGGAGGGCGAAGCGCACTTCTTCCCCGAGGGCACGCAGAGCACCTTCCGGACCTACTTCGCGCCAGCGGATTTCAACGAGACCGTGAATACGATCGGTATGCCGCTGTACGCCAAGCAGGAGCCACGGAAGTTCGGGCGCGGCACCGACCTGCATACGCAGAGCAATCCGCTACCGATGTGCCACCGGCCTGAAGTCCTGGTCAAGGCCACCATCGCGTAGAAATCCCGCACGCACGAGAGACCGGGGCGGCACCATTACCGCCCCGGCGGAGATTCCATGCCTGCATATCCAACTCTTGAAGGCGTTCCCTTCGCGACTCCGGACTGCGCGCCGGTAATCAAGCCCGTTGCCGGAGGCACTACGGCGCTCGCCGTTGGGGCCACCTCAACGCAGAGCGCTGTCATCGGCGCAGTATTGGTGCGGCTGGTCGCCACCTGTGACTGTCACATTGTACGCGGGCCGGCGCCCGTGGCCCTCACAACCTCGATGTATCTGCCGGCGAATATACCTGAGTGCATCGCGATCGATGTCACGGACCGGCTGGCCGTGATTGCTGAAGGCTCGCAGACGGGGACGCTGTACATCACCCCGGCCGCCTAACCCGGCCCCATGTCCGACTTTCAAGACGCAACGATCGACCTGAATCTCGCGCGTCTGGAGACGCACGGCACCCCCGCGAGCCTAACGCGGGCCGATGGGAGCACGGAGTCCTTTGTGGGCGTGTTCCTGTCGGCGTACCAGGATAGCCGGATCCGTCTCGCGCCAGACGGAGGACTATCGGTAAGCTCGACCCAGCCGTGGATCTGGGTTGATCTGCAGGTCGCCCGCCCGGATGATCCGGACGGGAACTGCAACTGGGTCGGCGCCGTGCCGGTTCAGAACGACACCATCACCGTTGGCAGCGATGCGTACCGCGTATACGATACCGAGCCTGACGGGTTCGGCGGCACGAAGCTGATCCTGAAAAAGAAATGAGCAGCAGCCCCAACGCACCGGCCTGGGCCAACGCGGCCGCAGCATGGGACGCCGACACCGGCACCTGGCTCGCTCCTGCGCCGCTACATGAGCGTGCCGAAATCCGCCGCGCCGTTGCCGCAATGCTCAGCACCCAAATCGGAGACCCTCCGGCATATCCGACCGACTGCCTGGATAGGGTCTACGTGTCGCGGGTGCAGCCGCTCAAGATGGACTCCCTACCGGCCGTTCTGGTGTATGCCGGAACCGAGCCCGTTGACCAGACCGCGTCGAACGTCGACCCGGATCCGGACAACCCAGGCCACCTGAAACGCACGATGCACTTGCACATTGAGGCCGTGGCAGACGGCGACGATGGCGAGGAAGTTCTCGACAGGATTGCGCTCGAGATTGAGAGCGTGATGGATTCCGATCCCACCATCGGGAAGCGCGTCGCAGACACCATCCTCGACGATACGACGCCGGCGATCATCGACTCCGGCGAGAAGGTCGTCTCCGTCGTGCGGTTGACGTACCTGGTCACCTACTACACGAAGACGCGCACCGCGGCGCCCACGGTCGGCGTGGCTGTGGCGGCAGTGATGGGCTCCTGGGCCCAGGACATCGGCAGAGCACACGTCGACGACTACGTCGACATCACCGATACCGGGATGCCGCCGATAGAGAGCGACTAAGCCTTCGCTCCACAGAAACGCATGGACCTCTTCTTCGAACGCGATCCGTACCGCAACGCCGATCTGCCGGACCGGGATTCGGCGGACCTGGCGCGGCGCTTGTCCAACGTGTTGCGGATCGGCACGGTGGCCGAGGCCGACTACGTGAAGGCGCGGGTGCGCATCACAATCGGCAAGATCAAGACCGGCTGGCTGCCCTGGATCACGCTCCGCGCGGGTCCGGACGTCACATGGTGGGCGCCGGAAGTCGGCGAGCAGGTGATGGTGCTCGGTCCCTGCGGCAACCTGGCGCAGGCGGTCGTGCTGGGGGCGATCTATCAGAATGCGTATCCGGCTCCGGGATCGAGTGCTGACACCAGCACGGTGAAGTGGAAAGACGGCACGACGATCACCTATGACCGCACCGCGCACAAGATGACCGTCGTCTGCACGGGCGAAGTGGATGTCACGGCCGCGGTGAAAGTGTCCGTCACCGCGCCGGAGATTACGCTCACCGGGCACGTCACCGTGAAGGGCAATCTCGACGTGCAGGGCAATGTGACCGCGACCGGAAACGTCATCGATGGCGGCCTGAACACGAATCACCACTCGCATCCGTAAACGGAACTGCCGTACCGCTAAACAAAGCCGCTCTTTTCTTCAACACTTCAATGCAGGGCATGAACGCAGCAACGGGTCGGCCGCTCGACGGAGCGCCGCACCTGATCCAGTCCATCCGCGACATCCTGCTGACGCCGAAGGGCTCGCGCGTCATGCTGCGCGACTACGGGTCGGACCTGTACAAGCTGGTCGACCGGCCGCTCACGGCCGCAACCGTTGTGGACATTTACGCCGCGACCATTGGCGCCCTGGGTGACTGGGAACCGCGGCTCAAGGTCAAGTCGGTCAGCGTGACGCAGCCGGCCGCCGGGCACATCGAGCTGGCGCTGGTGGCAACGTATCTGCCGGATGGCAAGCAGATCAAGCTCGACGGGATCGTGATATGAGCCGCTTCACCCAGATCGACCTGAGCACGCTGGCAACGCCAGCGGTGATCGAGGCCGTCGACTTCGCCACCATCAAGGCGCAGATGATCGCCGACCTGGTCGCGCGCGACTCGTCATTTTCCGCGCTGCTCGAGAGCGACCCGGCCGTGAAGGTGTTGGAGGCCTGCGCGTACCGCGAGATGTTGCAGCGCCAGCGTATCAACGACGCGGCAAGGGCGTGCATGCTCGCCACGGCCACTGGCACGAATCTGGACAACCTGGCCGCCCTGGTGGCCACCAAACGGCTCAGCGCCACCGACGCCGCCGGCAACGTCACGTACGAGAGCGACGAACGGCTGCGCATGCGCGCGCAGCTCGCGCCGGAGGCCTTCGCCGCGGCGGGCCCGCGGGGCGCGTACCTCTACCACGCGTTCTCGGTCTCGCTCGACATCGCCGACGTCTCCGCGGTGATGTCGATGCCCGGCACAGTACGAGTCACGGTACTCGCGACCACGGCGGCCGGCACCGATGGATACGGCACGCCGAGCCAGGCTCTGCTCGACAGCGTCGCCTCGCGGCTCAATGCCGACGATGTCCGGCCGCTGACCGATGTCGTCGAGGTGCGCGCGCCGGAGATTGTGCACTATTCGATCGCCGCGGCCATCACGCTCTATTACGGGCCGGACGCCTCGGTGGTGAAGAATGCGGTTGCGCCAGCGCTCCAGGCTTACGCGAGGCGCACGAACCGGCTCGGCTACAACGTCGAGCTCGCCGGCCTCTATGCAGCGCTCCAGCAGAGCGGCGTCGAGAACTCCGTCATCACGTCGCCGGCGGCGCGCATCGTTACCGACGACACGCAGGTGGCGGTATGCGATGGCATCACCGTGACGGTGGCGGGGCGGGACGAATAGATGGCGACGTGGGCGGACATCACTGGAGCCTGGGCCGAGCAACGCGCCGCCTGGGATGCGGCCGCGCTCCGCAGCCGGTCCGTGCTGCCGCCGAACGCTTCCGCCCAGGAGCGCACGCTCGAGGATGTCGCCTGGCGCCTGACCGATCCGCCGGACATCGCCGAGGTGACGGATCCGTCCGCAATTCCGGCGTCGCTTTTGCCCTGGCTGGCATGGGCAATGTCGGTGGACGTCTGGACCTCAGCCGAAACAGAAGCGGTCAAGCGGAACTCGGTCGCAACGTCGATCGAGCTGCACCGGCTCAAGGGGACCGTGGAAGGCTTCCGGCGCCTCTCGCGCCTGTTCGGTGCCGAGCTGGCGGGCGTGAAGCGGCCGCCTAACAAGACCTTCTGTGGAAAGAGCTATACGCGAGCAGAGAAAGACGCGCGCCTGGCTGTGCTTCCACAGATCCGCATCCGGACGAAGCCGCAGCAGGGTCAGCGCGCACCGGGCGCGGTCTTCCTCTGTCGCAACTATACGACCGGTTTCCTCGTGACCTCCGACGCCGCTGCCCGGATGGCTCCGCAGGCGTATTACTACGACCAGGGCATCGAGACACAGGTCGCGACGTTCCAGGAATCGCTGACCTCCGGCGGAGCCCTTCAGGTGCGCGTCGGGGCGATCCGGAAGCACGCCACGTTCTGCGGCGGCTTCATGCGCTACACCTCCGATTGCGGCGCGGCGAAGCGGATCTACTCCTTCTCGATCGCGACCGCTTACGGCTCCTCTGTTCGCTGGAAGACGCTGATTGCCGGCCTGGCTCCGCTCTCTGTATACCCGGAACTCACCTACGAGCAGTCGACGCGCAAAGGACTGTTCACGCCGGCGCGCCGCGGTGGCGCCTTCGTCGGCCAGTATCTGGTCCGCTCGAACGCGGAACAGCGCGTCTATCAGCGCATTTATCTGTTCGATCCCAGCCGGACGCTTGAGGCCTTCGGGAAGTCGAGCTATCTGGGCGCGATGCGGCTCGGCATGCCGGCCTACACCGCAGAGCTGCAGGTGGTCTTTCCCGGACAGCGCCCGCGGCGCGCCGCCGGCCGCTTCGTCTGCGGATTCACCACGAAGTCGGATCACTCGCTGTTCGATCGCTACATCACCGCACTCGCCTGGAGCAAGGCCGCGCGCGACAAGGTCCTGCTCGACACCTATTCGTATCAACCCTTGACCGCCGGCGAGGAGCACATTGCCGGAACCGGCCTCATCGCCGGTCAACTCGTGAAGAGGTTCTGACAGATGGAAAAAACAGTCATTTTCCGTGAAAACCAGGAATTCCGCGCGGACGACCCGAACAACCTGCAGGCGTATGGATCGGATTCGCTGGACCACGTCGTATACGATGCGATCTCTCCCGGGACGCACTATGCCGGCCTGACGGCGACGAAGAGCGGCACGACGGCGGTCAGTGTAGCCATCGGGCGCCTCTTCGCCGGCGGCATGGTGTACTCGCTCGACGACGCCAAGATCATCGACCTGTTTAACTACCTTCCCACCACGACACAGAAGATCGTCGCTGTTGTGGTCTGGGGGACCACCCACGAGACCGACGTCCAATCCCGCGACTTTCTGACCGACGTCACAACCAACGCGACCGAGCCCAAATCGGTTACGATGACTTCCGCGCGCGTCTGCCAGATCGACATCGTGGGCGGCGCCGAGTCGGCGTCGCCGCAGCCGCCGTCGATCCCGTCGACCACTCTGCTGGTCGCGCTGGTCACGCTCTCGACCGCGGGCGTCGTCTCGATCGAGATGCAGACGGCCAACGAGCTGCCACAGCTTCGCGACGTCGAAACCCGCACCGGGAAGCTCGAGCTCTGGAAGACGCAGACCGATCCGCGCGTCTCCACCATCACGAGCGATCTGGCGAAACTGGGCCTCTCGATCAAAGACCTGGCCGATGTGCGCCTGGTCCGCGAGGTGGCGGCCGATGTCGCGCGCCTGAAGGACATCAGCAAGTTACCCGACGACTTCAGCGACTACGCGAATGACCATTTCCTCGATACGGCGGAATCGAATACGAGCGCGGTGGGCTATGCCGCCCGTGTCAATGAAGGCATCCGCTTCCCGCACGCGGCCAGCGCCGTGAGCGCGCTGGCACTGCTGAATCCGATTGACGCGAGCGTGGCGGTGGCGAACGGCTTCGCGCTGCCGGCCTGGTCGAGCAAGACCCGGATGGACAACACCGACGGATACGCCGGCGCCGACTACCTGTCGAGCTTCGAATACCAGACCACCCAATCCGTCGAACTTGAGATCAGCCGTACCCGCATCCGCTTGGGCGCGATCTACACGGTCTGCACCAACGCCGGGTATCTGAACGGCCGCGATATCACGCTCAACACGGCGTCGAACACGTTCGTGAAGAACGGCGAGACGTTCACGTACCTGGGCGGTGTCAATGCCGGCAACATCAACACGGACCACACCTGGATCCGCATCCAGGAATGCTGGGTCGACACGTATAAGGAGCCGTACTGGCAGATCAACACGGTTACCAAGACGGTCACCGGCGCGCAGATTTCGCAGGTGTTCCTCAACTCCCAGGATGGCTGGTTGGCCGAGCTGGGCATCTACTTCCATGACATCGGCGCCTCTGGCTCGGTGCAGATCATGCTGTGCAAGGCCGACAACGGACAGCCGGACCTCGCGAGCGTGCTCGCTTCAGTCACGGTGGCGCAGGCCGACCTGAAGGTATACCCGACGCGGACCGCCGTGTCGATCCCACCGACGTACCTGCAGGGCGGGTCGCGCTATGCGGTCGTCGTGCAGAGCGGTGGCCAGCACAGCGTCGCCTCCGTCTCGGGCTCGACCATTCCGCAGGGCACGTACTTCCATTACCAGAGCGGTGCCTTCCAGGCCGTCGACTCCACCCGTTCGCTGATGTTCGATCTGAAGTTCGCCTACTTCGGCGTGTCGTACCTCGCCGTGCAACTCGCCTCTCTGTCGCTCGCCGGCGGAATCTGCTCGATCGACATCCTGACAAAGATGATCTGCCCGGCATCGTGCCAGATGAACTTCGAAGTGCAGGTCAACGGCACCTGGAGCCCGCTCACAAAGGAGAGCGCGAGCCTGTCGCTTCTCGACAGCGCGCCGAACCTTGTGCCGCTGCGCGCGGTCTTCGTCGGCACTCCTGACATCATGCCGGGCTTCGGGCTGACGGGCTCGCAGGTAACGGTGGCGAAGCCGGCCGCGGCTTTCGTGCACTATTCGGTGACGCGCACATTGGCGGCGGCCACGACCACCGTGCGCGTGCTGGTGCTGGTGGAGAGCTTCAATGCCGCGCTTCATACCGTCGGCTGCACCCTGGTGGTTAACGGCACCGAAGTCCCGCCCTCGGTCACGTCGCAGTCGACGACCGACAGCGGCATTCTGAAGCAATTCAGCTTCACGGTCACGTCGACGACCAGCTACGTCATCAAGCTCACCGGTACGACCAGCGATACGACCACGCTGTTTCACGTCGCCGAGCGCACCGACATCAGTTTCTAGGAGGCACCCATGGCAAAAACCAAGGCTTCGGCAGCGCCGTATGACGGCACCAAGCAGTACGTAGTTACGCTCAACGAGCGCGTCACGCTCGCCGACCACCGGATCACGCTCTACCCCGGCAAGGAGTACACGCTCCGCGGCGACCTGCTGGAGCAGTGGCCCGACAAGGTGAAATCGGCTCGCGAAGCCTGATCGAGGCGCCAGCATGTCCACTCAGCTCGACAGTTACAAGGTGACGGACGGCGTTACGCCGCTGGCCGCCAAGTTTTTCAATGCTGTGTTCGGCGACATCGACACCCGGCTGGTGTCGCTCGAAGATCTGAAGGTGAGCTGGGAGGCCGCGGTTGACGAGCTTAAGACGTACGGCCTGGTGCGGATCAACGCTGCGCTCCAAGCCAACTTCGACGAGATCACGGCGCTGACGACGTCGGCCGAGACCACACTGGGCGACATCGAGCAGCGGGTTTCGGCCCTGGTCACCGAAGCGGACACCGCGGTCACGGCGGCGAACCAGGCGGTGACTACCGCCCAGACGGCGACGGCCACACTCGAAGCATCCGCCGCGGCCTCTGCGGCATCCGCCGCGGCCTCTGCCGGTTCGGCGGCCTCCGCCGTTGAAACCGCCGCCGGCGCGCACTCGACAGCGCTTCTGCTTGCATTCGCCCTGGGGTAAACCATGACGCTCAATGAAGCCAATGCCCGCGCACGGCTGACGACAACCGCAGCCGACGTGTACCAATGCCCGGCCGCGGCGAAGGCGATCGCGCTGTCCGTGGTGGCGGCCAACGTCTCCGAGCTGGAGGCCACCGTCACGGTGCAGTGGTACGACTCCAGTTCGGGAGCGACGACGTACCTGCTCTACCAAGCGCCGATTCCGAAGCGCAATTCCGTAGACCTCCCGAAGTTCGTCCTCGAGGCTGGCGACAAGCTGCAGGCACTGTGTGGCACGGCCGGTGCGATCGACATCACCGCCTCCATTTTGGAGGTGTCGTAATGGGCCTTCTGCTACCGGCCGCTTCGAATGGGTATGCCGGTTTCACGGCCGGTGGTACCTGGACCGTGCCCGCTGGCTGCAACCGTGTCTGGCTCCGCGTTGTGGGTGGTGGCGGCGGTGGAAATGGGACCTATGGCGGTGGCTGTGCCGGCTTTTGCTACGTCGGCCCGATCGGCGTCACCCCCGGCCAGCAGATTACCGTCACCGTAGGCGCGCCCGGAGCGGTAAACGGATCGGGCGGAACAAGTTCCTTCGGTACCTACGCCTCGGCAGAGGGTGGCCTGGCCGGCACCAACAGCTCCCTGGGCTGTGCTGTCAACGGCTATGGCGACAACGTCTTCGTTGCCAGGGGGAGCACTCAGGCCGCCACCGGCCGCCCCATCCCCGGCTTCTCCTCGCTGATTAACAACCACGGCAACGGCGGCGATGCCAACGCCGCCGGCCAGGGCGGCCTGGTCGAGATCTTCTGGTAGCGGGACACCCATGCCTCAATACGCACGCATCGAAAACGGCGCGATCGCCGAGCTGGCCACGTTCGACTCGCTCACGGGAAGATTTCCAGATACGCTCGTCTGGGTGAACGTCACCGGCGTCACGGGGGCGGCCGTGGGCAAGCTGTACGACCTCGCGACCGGCACGATCTCGGATCCCGATCCGAGCGCGCCAGCGCACGTCACGCTCACGAAGCTCGAGTTCCGGCGCCTGTTTACGTTGGCCGAGCGCTCAGGGATCGACGACTACGCCGTGTCGGCAACGCTCACTGACGCGCAGAAGGCGATGACCCGCACCCTTCAATACGACCTGTCGATCGCATCCGAGGTTGTGCTCGACGATCCACTCACCGCGACCGGCGTCCGCATGCTCGAGCAGTACGGCCTGATTGCGGCGGGCCGGGCAACGCAGATTCTCACCAACACGGCGCCGCCTACGGCGTAGAACTGCACTCACATCCGAAACAGAACAGGAGGGTAGACCCTTGTCCGAAAGCTTTCTCCACGGCGTCGAAGTCGTCGAAATCGATGACGGCGCGCGCTCCATTACCACCGTTACGTCGGGCATCATTGGCCTGGTCGGCACGGCGCCGAAAGGCGCCGTCAACACGCCGGTGCTGATCCACGGCAACATCCGCGAGGCCGTTTCGAAGTTCGGCTCGCCCGGCTACGGCTTCACCATCCCCGACGCGCTTGACGCGATCATGGACCAGACTGGCGCGATGGTGGTCGTCATCAACGTCGCCGACGCGACCGACGACACGCTGGAGACCGCGGTGACCGCGGCGTCGATGACGTTCGACTCGACCGGCAAGATCCAATTGCCGCATGTCGCCGTGTCGAGCGTGACCCTCACGGGCCCCGTCACCGCCACGGTGACGTTTACCGGGACGACGCTCACGCTTCCGACCGGGGCCACCCTGACCACGTTGAAGAGTGCCGACGGCGTGACGACGTATCAGCTCACGACCGACTACACCGTCGCCAACGGCGTCGTGACTCAGGTGACGGCCGGCGCGCTCACGTCCAGCCAAAAGGTGCTGGCAACGTACACCGTCACGGGCATCGCCTCCGGTACCGACTACACTGTCGACGCTGACAACGGCGCGATCACACTGGTTGCCGGAGCGAAGATTGCCTCGAAGGCAACGCTCAGTGTCGCCTATAGCTACCTGGATCCGACGAAGGTTTTGGCCACCAAGGTGGTCGGTGGCGTCAATGCCTCCACGAGCGCTTACACCGGTGTCCATGCGCTTGTGGCCGCGCAGAGCACCGTCGGCGTGACGCCGCGCATCCTCATCGCTCCCGGCTATACGCACCAGAAGACCGGCACGACGGCGAACGCTGTCGTCTCCGAACTGCTCGGCATTGCGGCAAAGCTGAAGGCCGTGATCGTCGCCGACGGCCCGGGCACCACGGACGAAGCCGCGATCGCCTATCGCAACGACTGGGGCTCCCCACGGGTGGATGTTGTCGATCCCTGGGTCCAGTGGACCAATCCCGTGACGGGCGCAACCGAGAGCCAACCGGCCTCTGCCCGCGCAGCGGGCTTGATCGCGCTGCGCGACAACGAGAAGGGTTTCTGGTGGAGCCCGTCCAATCAGGAGATCAACGGCATTGTCGGCGTCTCGCGGCCGATCGATTTCCAGATGGGCGACACGACTTCGGCCGCGAACATCCTGAACGAGAACGAAGTCACGACCATCATCTATCTCGACGGCTACCGCCTGTGGGGCAATCGCACCTGCAGCTCCGATCCGAAGTGGGCGTTCTTGTCGGTGCGCCGCACGGCCGACATGATCGAGCAGAGCCTGCTCGCCGCGCACCTTTGGGCGGTCGATCGCAACATCACTAAGACGTACCTCGCCGACGTTGTCGAGGGCGTCAACAACTACCTGCGCCACCTGAAAGCCATAGGCGCCATCATCGACGGCAAGGCCTGGGCGGATCCCGAACTGAACACCGCCGACGTGCTGGCGGCGGGCCGCGTCTACATCGACTTCGATTTCTGCCCGCCGATGCCGGCCGAGCACATCACTTTCCAGGCGACGCTGAACACCAAATACCTCGCGGAGGTCCTCGACTAAGCCATGTCACTGCCTCAACTGCTCAAGAATTTCAACGTCTTCGCCGACGGCATCAACTATGCCGGGAAGGCCGACGAGGTCACGCCGCCGAAGCTCACCACCAAGACGGAGGAGTTCCGCGCCGGTGGCATGGACGCTCCCGTCGAGATCGACATGGGCATGGAGAAGATCGAGCTGTCCATCTCGATGGCCGAGTACAACGCGCAGCTCTGCAAGCTGTACGGCCTGGTGAGCGACTCGCCGAAGCTGTTCGTCCTACGGGGCGCCTTGCAGCGCCAGGGCGAGGACGCCGTTGCGGTGGCCATCACCGCTCGCGGAACGGTGAAAGAGCGCGATCCGGGGACCTGGAAGGCGGGCGACAAGCCGGCGTCGATGAAGTTCACCGTCGCCTGCACCTACTACAAGGAAGAAATCGCCGGCGAAGTCGTCACCGAGATCGACGTCGAGAACATGATCCGAATCATTGGCGGCGTCGACCAGATGGCCAGCCTGCGTGCGGCTCTCGGAATCTAGCATTCAGTGAAGCTCACGAGGGGCCGCTCCTTACGGTCCCTCGTCTTTTTGGAGAAACCCGTGAACGAAACGAAAATCAAACTCGAATACCCCATCACGGCCAGCGGTAAGGTCGTCTCCGAAATCACGTTGCGGCGCCCGAAAGCGAAGGACCGGCTTGCGTCCGCACAAGCAGCGACCGACGAGGTCGAACGCGAAATCCATCTCATTTCGCTGATCTCGGGGTTGGCGCCCGAAGATATACACGAGATGGACTTGGCTGACTATCTGGTTATTTCGGGGGCGGTGGAGGGTTTTTTATCGCCGCGCCGGAAGACCTCCGGAAAGCAATCGTCCTGATTGCAAACGCGACAGGGTGGCAGCTCTCCGAGCTGCTCAATCTGACCGAGCCCGAGCTGTTTGAGTGGCTCGCAACTGTACAGGACATGCGCGAAATACTTCTTCCGAGGTCCTCCTGATCCATGCCTAGCTCCGCCAATGCATCCGTCTCCGTCACCATCGCCGCCGCGCTGGCCTCCGGATTCAGCA